TGAGTTCTCCCCCATCATCCAGGCTTATATGGCTCGCCCCAGACCCGGGTGTGGAATAATGAAAGTCGGTCGAGCGCATTGATGAATTAGGAGTTTGTATCTGCGAGTTATCGTCGTCATAATGCACAGAGAACAGTCCCTGGCGTCGGCGCTCCCAGAATAACTTGTAGCGTCGATAAGACTCGTATTCACCGCTGATATTATAGCGATACTTATCTGCAACACCCCGGTAACCACCATAAAACAAGCAGAAATGTGGACTAATATTCCTCTCACGAAGTTGGCCGAGTAAATAACTCGCCAGGCCATCCACATATGCCTGATTCATCGGATTACCTGTCTTTGTCTCACGCCTCCTCTCGCCCTTTTCAGGGCTAGAATAATAGGTCTGGATTGTGCGTATCGGGTCTAGTAAGTGAGTCACCTTGCAAAATGCATCCTTAACTTCCTTTGACACAGTCTCTAGTTTACATTCACCTGGTCCATTAAAATCCAAGGTCCGTGCAAATAAATTGTCCGCAGCCAGATACCCTTCAGAGGTAGGCAGTGAGCCAAGGAACTTTCCAATTATTGGTGTAACAGATGTTATGTCACTATATCCGGAAAGACGGGGTGTCCCGGAGCACCTCTTCCAAACGGGCATGGCAATGGGGATCGGTTGAGTTAAACACTGATCCATTCTAGCGGCTGCGGCGGATTTCCAAATGAGCTCGTAACCGCACGACATACTATTTTCACCAGCCTTATTACAAGAAATGTCTGATAGGGCCGATGCATTGAACGTGGGTATCCGGAAGTTCGACATGAAGATGATTCCGCAGGACGCCGTATGCGTTTTCATTGGCAGAAGACGTACCGGCAAATCAACTCTCGTGCGAGACCTCCTTTATCACCATCAGGAAATGCCTCTTGGGACCGTCATCAGTGGTACAGAAGAGTCTAACCAGTTTTACAAGAAACTCATTCCCCCGCTGTTTATTCATGGCGACTATAGTCCTGTGATCATTGCGAACTTTTGCAAGAGGCAGAAGATGATCATGGCAAAGATAAACAAGGAAGTGGAGGCGTATGGACAACAGCGCACAGACCCTAGAAGCTTCTTAATTATGGACGACTGCCTCTATGACGACAGCTGGCTCCATGATCGTAATATTCGCTATCTCTTCTTGAACGGTCGTTGGCTGAAGGTGTTCTTCATTATTACTATGCAGTATCCTCTCGGTATTCCTCCAATGTTGCGCACTAATGTCGACTATTGTTTTATTCTACGAGAGCCCTATGTAACGAATCGCAAACGCATTTTTGAGAACTTCGGGAGTGCCTTTCCCAGCTTTGAGTTCTTCTGTCAGGTAATGGACCAATGTACTCAGAACTATGAGTGTATTGTTATGAATAATAACTCGCAGTCAAATAAACTCGAGGATACGGTGTTTTGGTATAAGGCTGAGATGCACGGCGAGTTCCGTATTGGAGCCCAGGAGTTCTGGAATCACGCGATGGCTAATTATAAGGAGAAGGATGGCGAGGAGGGGAACGAATATGACGCTACGGCTGCGAGGCGGTTGAAGGGGCCGATGATACAGGTGAAAAAATATCCGATGCAATAAGATTGATACTTCTTAGAATGGCGCTTACAAACGAGATGAAAGATATTGGACAGGTTCTTCTGCTTATGTTTGCCCTTGGACTATTACTAGTCATTCTGAGAAAGCCTATTGCAGAAGGATTTTCAAGCGGTGGAGCGAATCGTTGCGGAATAGACTTGGGCCCGTGCGAGGCTGGTTTGAAATGCGTGAATGGTTTCTGTGCACAGACAGAGCCCAGGGAAGCGTATGAAAAGGAGCCTGTTCCTCTTCTTAATCAAGGAGGATCTTTCCCCTATTTTTAGAAATGTCGTGTAATTAGAAAGATGGCGAGATTATCCATAAAGAACGGGACATGGTATGCACTGTTCTTTTTGATTGTTCTACTTGCTCTTTTACCTATTCTAAAAGCTACATCGCGCATACAGGGGTTTGATAATCCGAATTTCCCCGCCAGCTGTGAACAGCCGTGCGATGAGGGGCAGTTCTGTGCGGGCCCGAATAATTGTGTTAAGAAATATGCTGGAGGCGAAGTCCCTACCGGCAACGCTTAACTTATTAATCCATGCGCTCCATCTTCCTCTGAATCGCCAGATCCGCGGGGCCAGAAAAGAGCCCATCATAGCTACTGTTTCCACTGTCTCCAGGGGCAGATGCAGATGCAGGTGCATCTGCAGCTACCGCCTCCATGGTAGGTGTCAGAGTAGCCTCAGGAGCGACATCGGCAGCAGTGCGCGTCTTCGCATTCCCCATACGCGACTTCTTTTGCTCGTTGTAAAAGACTTCGCGACTCTCCTCGTTCTCCCGGTATTTCTTCATCAGGGTATTCAGCTCCTCATTCGCGTATTCCTGATCTCCCACCTTGTTTGCGTCAGGCTCCCAGGCCATCCACTTACCGACAGAACCCTGATAAATGTTAAACGTGGGGTCAGACTTCTGTAGGCGCTTGGCACGTGCTGCTGCCTCGGCCTCCGATGAGAATACACCGCGCACCTTGATTCCGCGCATGGTCGTGCGGAACTCGTTCTTCGCAAAGAACTCCTCCTCGAGCTTTGCTCCATATGTAAAGAGAAAGTTATCATACTCCTCCTGCACCTTGGAATCAGCCAGCTCGCGCATGTTCTTGCGCACATACTGCTGGAACTCCTCTACAAGCGCATCTACACGTAGAAGATTCTTGCGAATCTCATCTGCAGGTTTAACGGCATCTGCTGCAGGGGCAGAGGCTGGCGTAGCATTAGCATCATCTGCAGAAGGGGCAGATACAGGCACAGATGCCTTATCGAGGTTACCGGCAAGAAGCTCCATTTTTGTATTAATAGCACTTACCTGCCCAGCCAGCCACACCTCCAGCTTCTTGGTGCGCCACTCCAGGGAATAGTTTTGCATAAAGTTACGGAAGAAAAAGACGTCCTTATTCGCCAGGATCTTCTCCGGGCTTAGAAAACTTAGAAGTACAATCTTCTGGCTACTAATCTCCGGGTCCTCGCTTAGAAAATCCTCCTCAGGCTCATCACGCTTGGATCCACCAGACATTTCTGAATTGTATGTGCCACTCTGTTTAGACCTTTCATCCCTGGAAAAAAATCTATGGAACGAATATAGACAAGATGGACGTAAACGACCTTTTGACCCGCATAGTAAAGTATGTTGTTGAGGGCATTGCCGTGGCCCTGGCCCTTGTGTTTATCCCTCGTAAGCAACTGCCCATGGATGAGATCCTCACGGTGACCATCATGGCTGCCGCGGTGTTCGCAGTGCTGGACATCTTCTCGCCCTCCATCGGCGTGACGGCGCGCCAGGGCGCGGGCTTCGGTATTGGCGCCAACCTGGTGGGATTCCCCATGTAAAGTGATTTTTAAAATTATCGGGTTTTAAACATAAGACACTGTGTGCATGATTATCATACACGCAATGAGTTCTCCTTGTAATGTTTTCTACACATGGCCTCATACGAATCCGAGCCACCCACAAAGATCTGCTCGCCACCTTTGGATCCGCGCACAAGTGCCGAGAATAGACCTGCTGTACCATCACCACACCTTTTACATAATGATGTGAGACGCTGAACCTCGTCGGCGAGAGGCACAAGGCGAAGGATATCTCCGAAAGGCTTTCGATCGGAATCACCATCTAGGCCAACAACGACCACATCTTTACCGTCCTCCTCAACCGCCCGAGAAACGAAATCATACAAATCGGTGAAGAACTGACCTTCCTCAATGACTACTAAGCGAGCAACCGAATACTCTGCCCTTTGCTCCATCCCCTTTAACACAGTTGCCCCAGTTGCATCCATGGATGCCAGGTCATGCGTCATGATTTTGGATTTCTCTGAGTATCTCGTATCAGCTGATGACGTAATCACGAATGATTTCCAGCCGAGGACTTCAGCGCGTCTAAGCCTTGAAATAACGGCTGAGGATTTCCCCGCAAACATAGGACCCATGATAATTGTCAGAGAAGGCATGGGCGTGAAGGACTATGGTTTTGTGTGTTAATCAGGGTCAATTTTTATGGCTTGTAAAATTGAAAGTTAAATCATTGGTCTCATATAGTCCCGCCGTCTAAAATGCCTCTTGAACCTTTCTCGCGTGCAAACATGCGTTTATTGAAGGAACAGAAGGATGAAGAGGGACATCAGCGTAAATTAGAAGAAGTTGTTAGGAACATTTATACTAGTGCAGTATCTTTTGCAGAAAGAAATGCAGAAACAACATATAGATTCGCAATTCAAAATAGTGGATACCAAATGGTGAACATTCCTTCAACTATTCCTTCCAATCATAATCTACAATCTATTCCATTCCAAATCAATAAAGAATACATTGTGAAAAACACGGATGAGATTCTAAGTCGCCTCCGCAGTCTCTTTCCAGAATGCTCTGTGGAATATAAGAAAGTTTCAATGGCATTGGGAAGGGATGGAAAAGAATATGATATTTCAAACTTGGATGATAAACTTCGCCCATTTATTGATACAGCTCGTGCTCAAATAAAGGAATATATTATCATTGACTGGTCTTAGCTTACAGCCCTAAATAGACCTAATATACTGCTAAATACACATAATATACTGCTAAATACACATAATATACTGCTAAATAGACCTAATATACTGCTAAATAGACCTAATATACTGCTAAATAGACCTAATATACTGCTAAATAGACCTAATATACTGCCACTGCAAATCTGCACATATCAGTCCCCAAATCTTATCCTGGTTGTAGAGCTTATCGCGGTTTTTTAATAGAGGAAAACACTGCAAATAATCATCCAGCTCCAGCAATTCGCAGAACTTATAAAGCACATATGAATACGACAAGAAATTGCTCCGATTCTTTGGACAGTGCTTTACAAACGAGCTCTGGATCTCCTTGAACATGAATCGCAACTTCTCCTCCACTTCACGCGACATGACAGGAGCCGTTTTTCCATTGATACGATTTAAAATGTAAGGCACATGCTCGTAAAAATTCGTGTGTTTGAGTTTCTTGAGAATCTCACGAATCTTTGCAGGTTTCAACCCTTCTGTGCTAGATATCCGCTCCTTCTTCAGCTCATCCATGATTTCCTCAAAGACCTCCTCAGGAATCTCCGTGCTCTCCTTCGCCTGGAACTGTGCGAGCCACTCATTGAAATGGTTAATGCGTTTATAAGCATAATATGTTACCTCACGAGGAGGATCCTTATAACTCGGCTTATCGCTGTCTATTAGGACGAACTCCTGGTAGCCACACTGGTCACAGAAAAAGAGTGCTTCGTTTATACTGAAAGTCATTTCTTTATCACAGCGCTCACATATACCATAAGGATCTTCTATAGAGTTCGTGGCCTTGGCATGTTCTGGGTCTATTTTCTGCAGATATTTCTCAAGTAACACCTCACGACCTTCTTCCTGCTTGAAACCCCTCTGCTGCGGAACAAAATGATTTTCCACAATGCCTTCATTCAAGGCGGCCAATACACTTCCTGGCTTTACTTTAACAGCCTTGGAAGTTCCTGTAGAACCTTGTTGAATCTTTTCCTGAAGATCATAGTATTTATAGAGTATCTCGCCCGTCTCGAAAAAATAATCATATATAGGTTTATTCTCTCTCAAATCATCTCTCTTTTTTTTCATATTATCATATTCATCTTCTAGTTTAGTCTTTTCTACAACATCTGTCGATGATTCGATTCGTTCTTTAAGAACGAATAGTTTATTCGTCATATTTTCCACGTCCTCTTTTTCTCTTTGTAAATTGCCAACCTGGATATGGTGTAAATT